TGGCTCTACCTATCAGCACTTACAAATTCGCATGGTGGTTAGAGACGGCAACGCAAACTCGTCAGTCAGAACAGAACTTCAGTTCAATGGCTCTGCTACGGGCTACGCTTCTCACGAACTAAGGGGCAACGGCTCGACAGTAGCCTCAACCGCTGCAACAAGTGGCACATTCGCCAGACCGGGAAGAATCATCGGCGGAAGCGGAACTGCAAACGCATTTTCGGCAATCATCCTCGACATCCTTGACCCATTTGAGACAACGAAAAACACCACATTCAGGGCTTTGGGTGGTTCAACTTCTTATGACTATGTTTTTCTAACTAGCGGATTTTGGAATGATACTGCTGCAATTACTTCTATAAAGCTACAGCCCGAAGATGGCGTTGGAACTTGGGCACAATACAGCCGTATCTCCCTATATGGAATGAGGTCTAGCTAATGCCTACGGCACTTCCAACACTTCAAGAACTCGGTGGCTGTGTCTTTACAAAGCCAGCCAACAAGCATGGCTACGGCATCAAGTTTGTCAACGGCAAGCAAGAGAAAACACATCGCTTGGTTTATCAGCAAGCCTACGGAGAAATTCCTGAAGGTATGCAAGTTGACCACATCTGCCACAATGTTGCAGTTGCTCACGAAATGTGTCTTGGCGGAAAGTATTGCATCCACAGAAGCTGCATAAACCCAGAACATCTCAGACTTGTCACGCCACAGGAAAATCAGCTAGAGGGAATGGCTGGACTTCGCAACAGGAAAAAATGTAAGAACGGACACAATCTTGCGGAGGTTGGTATCCTTACAAGAAAAAGACCAAATGGTAAAACTGGACAGTTATGTGCAGAGTGTTTCAAGATAAACAACCGCAATGGTCAAAGAAGATTTATAGAGAAGCGAAGGGCAGGTAAGTAAAATTCCTACGGCTACTTATATTGCTTTGGCTAATACGACACTTAGCGGAACAGCGACAAGCATTACTTTTTCTTCTATCCCTGCGACCTACCGAGATTTAGTTTTGGTATTCAATGGCTCAATGTCTGCGAACAACATTCGCCTCATCCTAAGATTCAACGGAAGCACAACCGACTACACCGCTGTAAGAATGTTCGGGCAGGGGACTGTCTCGGATACACAAACGCAGATTGACATGGGCTATGCAGATGGTCGAATTGTCGGTATCGCAAACATCATGGATTACTCAGCAACCGACAAGCACAAAACCGCACTTGTTAGATTTGGTGATTTGGGAGCAAGTAGCGGTGAAACCTACACTCAGGCTTGGGCTGGTCGCTGGGCTTCGACAAACGCAATAAATCAAGTTGCGGTTACTGTTGCAAGCGGAAACATAGCATCAGGTTCAACGCTTGCCCTTTACGGAATAGTGAGCTAGACATGAGTGCTTGGACAGTTATTGGACATGTGGAAGTCGGAAGCGGTGGGGCTGCCGAGATTGAATTTCTAAGCATTCCTCAAACCTATGATGATTTACTTTTGCTGGTAAGTGCTAGAACTACAAACGCTGCAACAAATGACAACCTAATTTTGATAATAAACGGAGTCACAACAAACCAGAGCAGAAGAAGGTTGAACGGAACTGGGTCGGCTGCTCAAAGTTCATCTTCAGCGACAAGTATAGGCCTGCAGGTCAATGGTGATACCTCAACTGCCAGCACCTTCGGAAATGCGTCTCTTTACATTCCTAACTACAGAGCAAGCCAAAGCAAATCATTCTCTATTGACGGAGTGACGGAAACCAATGCAACAGAGGCTTTTACAAATCTGATTGCTGGGCTTTGGGCATCAAATGACGCAATAACCTCTCTTGAACTTGATGGTGATGGGACAGACTTCAAGCAATACAGCTCCGCAACCCTCTACGGCATAACCAAGGGTTCAAGCGGTGGAGTAGTCGTTAGCTAAAGAACAGGTAGAATAAAAACATGACAGACAGACCAACACGCCTAGTTGTAGATTGCAGCCTTCCCGAAGGCCACCCTGACAAGGTGCAGATTATCCCCCTAACCGATGCTGAGATAGCTGAGCGTGAGGCACAAGCCGCACAAGCCGCTATCGAACAGGCTGAGAGGGAAGCTGCCGAGGCTCAGAAACAGGCAAACAAAGAAAGTGCAAAAGCAAAGCTCGAAGCACTAGGTCTATCAGAGGCCGAGATACTTGCACTTCTAGGCTAGTCATGGCTGAGGAAACAAACGGCGTTCGCATAACGCAACGAGACATCTATGAAAAGCTCATTGAGGTTCAATCGGTGCAGATTGAGCTGGTTGCCGATATCAAAAACCTAAAAGACTTACCTGCCCGCATGAATCGAGTAGAGCAGAAGCTCGCTCGCATGGAGTGGATTGAGAAGCTGGTCTTTACGGCTCTCGGTTCGGGCATTACGGGATTCATCGCAGCACTCTGGGCTTTGATCAGATGAGACATCCCTTCTCAAAGAAACTCATAACCTCACGCTTCGGAACTACGGCGAGGAGACTCACCGCACACAGGGGTCTTGACTACGCACCGAAGGAAGGCAAAGCGATTCCTGCCGTTGCAGCGGGAACTGTTCAAGCTGTCAAATGGTCTTCAATACTTGGTCATGTTTTAGTGCAATCAGCTTGGGATGAGATAAACGGCAGAACTGTTTTCATCGGATACTGCCACCTTCAGGAAAAGCCAACGCTAAAAGTTGGTGACAGGGTAAAAGAAGGTCAGACAATCGGCAAGGTTGGGAATACCGGGTCTGCTTCTAGGGGCGCACACTTACACCTGACCATCGGCCCTAAAGTCACATCAGTCACTTTTGGTTTAGTATTTGACCCTGAAACCTTCATTGACGAGCGACTAAGTGCCTAGCTGGAAACACCGCAGAAGACTTATTTACTTGTCTTTTGCCCTGTCTTCATTCATGATCCTGTTCGGGGCGATTACCTATGAGGCAGATTCCTCAGTTAGCCGAGAACTTATCATTGGCGGAGTGGCTTTGATTTCTATCATCCTGACCGCTTATACTGCTTTTGCTACTTACGAAGATGTAAAAACTAGAAAGGCACATGATGAAGATATTTAGCGTTGAATTTTGGAGAGACTACGCAGGGGAAAGAGCAATCAAGACAGTTGCTCAGTCCGCAATCGCTGTTCTAGGAACAGGCTCAATCGGGCTGTTTGCTATTGACTGGGTTTCGCTTGCATCGGTTTCACTCGGCGCAGGGTTTCTGTCAATCCTAACCTCAGTAGCCTTCAAGAAGGACTAACGCTCAGAGGGTAGGGTGGCTGCCCAAATCCCATACTTCTGACCCGACTCAACCGCATACCTGAAGCACTCGGCCTTGACAGGGCAGGTGTCGCAGAGCTTCTTAGCGATCACAACAGACAGCCTTCGGCGTGTCTCGTCTCGGATTTCTTCCGGGTAGAAAAGCTCAGGGAAGTCCTCACATGGCACACCGCCAGCGGCATGAATAGCCTTTAGCAAGCGATAGTGCTTCTGGTCGAAATGTCCCATTGCCCTAGCCTAATTTGAAAATGTCAGACGCAGGGTAGAAACTATGACCATGTTCAAAACACACGCACCTGAGAAGTTCAACAACGCAACCCTACTCGGAGTCTTTGAGGCTGGTTCTGACGAGTGGCACGCTGCTCGCAAGGACTCAATCGGAGGCTCGGAGATTTCAACAATCATGGGGCTAAACCCCTTTGAGTCTGCCTACGCACTCTGGGCCAAAAAGACAGGCAAGATACCCTCACAGATTGAGGAGAACTGGGCAATCAGATTCGGCAAAGCGTTCGAGTTGCCAATCCTTCAGCTCTGGTCAGAGGAACATTCTGAATACGAAGTCTTCCTGACTGGCACTTACCAAGATGCCCTTATCCCATTCCGACACGCTAACCCCGATGCGCTAGCTCGTCACCGGGAAACAGGCGAGTGGATCGTGATTGAGGTCAAGACAGGCCGACAAACTTGGGAAGAGTTGCCTGCTGGTTATTATTTGCAAGTTCAGCACTACCTAGACATTCTCGGACTGAAGAAAGCCGCTTTGGTTGCAGTCGCAGGAATGACTTGGCACGACTACTGGATTGAGCGTGATGACTTTGAGATTGACATCGCTCGACAGAAGGCGATTGACTTTCAGGCTTGTATGTTCGCAGACCAACGACCTGAGTGGGATGGCTCGGAGTCAACCTACGAAGCAGTCCGTTACCAGCACCCGATGATTGACGAGACTGAGGTCGAGATTGATTCGCTGCACTACCTGTCAAACGCACAGGCAAAGTATGACGAGGCAGCGGAAGAACTGCGCCTAATCAAGTCACAGGTTCTTGATGCAATGGGTCGAGCTAAACACGCCTACATGGAAGTTGACGGACAGAAAGTTCGCATAGCATCGAGGCAGGCAAAGGGAGAAGGTCTCCCCTATCTAGTAGTCAAGAAGGGAAAGAAATAATGGCTAGGTTTGATTTGTCACAATACGCAACTGTTGAGGAAAGACTTAAAACATTCTGGGCTGATGAGAAGAACTCTGATGCTCGAATCATTACCCTGAATCACACTAAGGACTCTGCGCTGTGGATTATTGAGACAAGGATTTATCTCACCGCAGGTGATCAGGCCACCGATTTACCAAAGACAACGGGGTGGGCCAGTGAAGCAAACTCCGATG